GTATTTCGCTGAGTATCCTAGGCAAAACCTCCGTAATGGATTATGTTAAAGAAAACCTCATTGTCTATTCTTTGAGAAGCCGACTGGAATTCATACAGTCGTTTGGTGTTGAACCAGACATGTATAAAGAATGGGTTAGCATGTTCTTGTTCAAGTTTATAGTCGAACACACAGCAAAGTTCGACTTTGCCACGATTGATTGTACATTTGGTATGATAGTCGCCAGGTTAATTCCTGGTTATTCCGATCTGGACGATGAAGATGAAGAGCATTCTCCTAGGGAGATTGATTCCTTTTATCTTCCATACGACGATCTTGATGTAGACTACACTACCATTGATTACCGTCGTGATGATGTTGAAGTACCGACAAATGAGGTATTGAACCTCGTGTCGAATGCCAGTTACGTCCCAGAGGGTGTTTCCTGGGGAGACGTCACTGATAGTTCCTTTGAGGATCATCTTGAGGAAATTCAAGAGTTACCGACATTTAATGTCGATGAGCCTGTCGTGTCCTCAAGTGAAGCCGGTCTACCTGATGACGATGGAACAATACAGGATGTTGTTTGGGTCGATCAATCCGATCCGATCGTATCAGATGTAGTGGCTGATGCCGACTTGCGTAATTGTGGGTTCGTTGATTACCAATCTGGGTCCATTAAGACATCTAAATGGAAACCCAAGGTCATTCAGGTCAGACCCGACCCGTCAATTATTCAGAACGCAGTCGATGAAATCTTTCCAAACCACCACCACGTGGATGATAAGTTTTTCCAAGAGTGGGTTGAAACCCACGACATCGATCTGGAAGTTACCAATTGTGATCTCGATATGTCCGTCTTTAATGATTGGACTAAAGGATCAGATTCAAGGTTGATGCCCGCGTTTTCGGTGGGTGGTTTGTCCCATACGGTACCGACTCAGCGGGAGACGTTGTTGGCGGTGAAGAAACGCAACATGAACGTCCCTGAGCTGCAGAGCCAATTTGATCACAACGATGTACTGAATCGGTGTGTTAACCGTTTCTTAACTCACGTTGTCGATAAGACAAGATTGTCTAAATTGATGCCGATATCTGGTGAAGAAGTTCATTACTTTAACCAGTATGTCGAGAATAAAAACCCGCCTTTGTCTGAATACAAAGGTCCGATTCCACTGGTGGCTCTTGATAAGTATATGCATATGATAAAGACCACCTTGAAGCCTGTTGAAGAAGACTCTTTACACGTAGAACGACCCATCCCGGCTACCATCACATATCATAAAAAAGGGGTTGTTATGATGACTTCCCCGTATTTTTTGTGTGCAATGGTCCGATTGCTCTACGTTCTTAAATCGAAGTTTGTGGTTCCAACGGGTAAATACCACCAGATTTTCCATATGGACCCTGAAAGACTTGAAGTGTCAAATTTTTTCAAAGAAATCGATTTTTCGAAATTTGACAAGTCCCAAGGTCGGTTACACCACGATGTCCAATTTAAGTTGTTTCTGATGTTGGGAATACCAGAACATTTCGTGACATCTTGGTTCAATGCACATGAACTGAGTCACATTCGGGATCGTGATTGTGGTGTGGGGTTTTCCGTTGATTATCAACGACGTACTGGTGATGCATGCACGTATCTCGGTAACACATTGGTCACGTTAAGTGTCCTAAGTTACGTGTATGATTTATCCAATCCGAATATTTCATTTGTAGCAGCCAGTGGTGACGACAGTCTCATTGGTTCTCTACAACCGTTGCCTCGGGATAAGGAGGATTTGTGTGTTTCCCTCTTTAATTTCGAGACGAAATTCCCACACAACCAACCATTTATATGTTCAAAGTTTCTATTGGTTGTTGAGTGTGATGACGGGACCAAAGAAGTCTTAGCAGTGCCTAATCCTTTAAAACTTCTACAGAAATTGGGGCCCAAAACCATGCAGGTTACAATGATAGATGATTATTATCAGAGCCTGTGTGACATCCTTTGGGTATTCGAAGATGCCGACGTTTGTCGAAGGGTCGCCGAGCTGGCCGAATTCAGGGCGTTTAAGGGAAGAAAGAAATGCCTCTTCCTTGAATCGGCTTTATTAAGTTTACCAAGTCTTGTGGCAAACAGATTGAAATTTCTTAGAAGAACAATCAATTTAGAGAGTTCTAAAGCTTGTATAAGAAATGATGTTTATTCCAATCTTGTTGATGCTCTTGAGCCCATGTGTGCTCGCAGACTTGATGCCTCACCCAGAAGATCCGAGATTTGTTCCGGAAACGAGAAAGTCCGAATCGGTTCCCGAAACTCCAGATGTGGTTCCTGGAGAAAGGAATACCGAGCCGGAGATAAAATTGAGACCCCGCGAATCTGTGAAGGTGTCCACGGACGGGGAAAGAGAGAGCCCAGTGCAAACCCTCAACGAATTTCGTTTAGAGGAAAGGAGCTCACCTGGAAAGGTGGCAACAAATTGCCTTGATTGTGCTATCACTCATCTTCCAGAGGTAGCTTTCTCTGTGAAGGTACCGAAGTTGAATATAAACTTCGAAGTTTCAGATTTTCCTTCATCAAGGTTAATCTTTGCCAGCTTGGCCAGTAGAATTAAGGACTTACCCTTTGTTCGATCATTGAGGTATCCCACTGATCATCAAAGGATTCAGTTACGTTCTATTGGTGATGTTGAAGTACACATCCATATTCCAAAATTTGGTTGGAAACAAGTTTTGAAGATGTCTGATGTGATTTCCGGTTTTGAATTACCGAAGATTCCCACCATCGCTCCAAAAGTGGAGTCGTGTGTTGGTGAATGTTTAACCCATTAACATGGCAGCTGAGCGCATCTATCTCAGCGGTTAATGGTTGCTATTAATATCTAATGATATTAATAATGCCTCCAAATTGGAGATGC